TCTCTACTGCCTTTCTTAGTAGAGTATTGAGAGTCTTATTTAGTTCTTTCGGGTTTTGTAAAAGTTCCTCGAACTCATCGCTATCCTCAGGGAGCAGGTTAAGCTCCTCAATGTTAAGTGGCTCACCGGTCTTAACAGTCTTCTTAGGTTTACCCTTAGGCTTTTCCTTATCCTCATCCCCCTCATCCTCAGACTCTCCTTCGCCTTCGGTCTCCTTAGGCTGAGATGCGGCTGTTAGATTAGCAATGGTCTCAATAAAAGTAGCCTGTTGTTTTTGAAGCTGTGCTATAAGCTTATCCTTCTCATCACCCCCAACAGCTCCTTCACTACCTTTATCAGTAGACTCTTCCTTACCCTCGGGCTTTTCCTTGTCCTTAGGTTTATCCTTGTCCTTCGGCTTTTCCTCATCTTTGGGCTTTTCCTTATCAGGCTCACTACCCTTAGGCGGCTTTTCAGCACCTTCGTCTTTCTTACCCTTTATAGCCACCGATTCCTCGCCGGTGGGCTCTACCTTAGTACCTTCTGGTGCCTCTCCCAGTTTATCATCAGGAACCTTAGTATCATCCTTAGCCTTAGCTGGGCTAAAGCCTACAACATCAGCAATTTCCTCAGAAATTGGATTAGGTTTAGTGTCAGACATAATTAATCCTCCTACACTTTCTTGTTACTTCCTCTACCTTTTTCATCCTCTTCAAACTCTATATTAGTTTTAAGAGTATAATCGTTCTTTAATGCCTCAGGCAATTTATAGAAAAATCTATCCTCCGCCATAGCTCCTTGCAATATCCTCACCTTATCTATCCTTTCCTCCTGCTCAAGACAAGTCTGATTAATAATTATACGCTCATCCAGCATATGTCTTATAAACTCCCAAAGCTCTGACTCCCCAAACTCAGCAATTACTTGTTTACTAACCATTAACTCCTCCTTGTGATTCCTCTATTCTCTGAAGGTTACCTGAAGCCACTTGTTGCGCTAACATCTCATCAGCCATCACTTGCACTCTATTATCAGTTCTAACAAATTCATCAATATCCTTAGCCCCGAGTAATCTCGCTATATGTTTAAATATCCTAATCATATCAAATTGCATAGCCATTTCTGGTCTACTAGAGACCATCTTATACAACTCTATCCATACATCAACGTTCTCAGGTCCAGGTACTGAACCATCCTTCGGTATAACATCATAGGCTACCATAATATCCTGAGGACTTACCTTAACTCTATCGGCTGTTAGATTCCTATCAGCCAGTAGCCTTCTCTCGGTCTCACCAAACACTTTAATATAAGTATCAACAGACATCAACTGCTGAGTATGAGACGCAAACATATAGGCTATATCATACATAGCCTGAACAGCTGTAACTTTTGCTGCCCTTTCAAGTCTCGATAATGCACTTGACCTAGCGCCCTTTACCTCTTCTGCTGAAATCCTCTCACCCCTAGGCTTTATAACCCCTTGTAGTGGGTCTACTGCCCCAGATGTATATTTCATTATATCGGATATAACAGAGACATCACCAACATTGCCTCTTGTTATATCAGCAACATTCAACTGAAAGATGGCATCCTGAACCCTAGTCTTTCCCCATGCTGCTGCTCTTGTTCTAACTAACTTCCCTGGCTCAGGATTCACTAGGTCATTAGTATTAATAATCATAGGGTCATAGACTATCATATCGTTAATGCTCTTCTTAACATTGGCTATATGAGATTGAAATAGCCAATCAACTATCTCCTGTAATCCTTGTATTGTCTCAATCCTTGATATAGGACACACAGAATATCCATCAAAGTCAGGGGCATCTACAACTACAGGATATAATCCATGATTAAATTTAGCCGCCTCAGCCTGAATTATAACCTTATCTGCGGCTATTCTAAACAACCATTTCTCAGGTTCACTACTATCCCCAAGTTGCCAATCCTTAGGGATAATAGTAGCATACATATATATCTGGTCTATCGGGTTAGTAATACTTGAATACACCCCAAGAGAACTTATGCCACTGGTGTCTTCCCTACCAGATGAAGACTTTGCATCATATAGACTGCTCTTTCCGGCTACTCCCTTTAAATACCTAACGTTAAATAACCTCTTAGGACTATTTATCTCCTCATTTAGTAGGCTCATATAATTCGTTCTATCAACCCATCCAACAAACTCTCCCTTCTGAACTTCGTGAATAGGAACATTAGGGTCTGGTAGATATAGATAAGGGTCTATATTGGCAAGATAATTTCCCTCTACTGTAATTTCCTCAGTCCTTCGACCCACAATCGCAGAAACAGCTTCATTAAGCATATTCCTAAATCCAGATGTCTTAACCCTACGAATTAACCTCTTTTCAGTCTTCCACATAGGAGCAACAACCGCAAAGCCATTGACAAAGCCATCTCTAAACATAGTATGTAGAGCAAGTGCCACCTTATTTCTAACGCAGCTATTGTCAACGACTCTCTGCATTATCATACCGCCAACTACATCTTCAGGACCTACTCCCTCATACTTAAATAAGGGACTCTCTATAAAAGCTGCCACCATATATGTTAAAAGAGTCTCCAAGATAGCAAAGGTAACTGGGACTATAACTGGCTCAACTTTCTCTCTATTACTCCTAGCACTCTCTTTACGCTCAGGATTAACATATACAGTTAGACTCCTCTCAACAGCCCTCCAACTATTATATCTGCTACTCATGACCCTTTGGCTCTCCTGAGCTCTAGTCATAAGAGCACTTAATATCTTAGCATGAAGTTCAGACCCTGGTCTTAAGTCAATACCACCTGGATATTTATATCCTAAATCCTCATCAGATATAGATATCCTATAGGCTCCTCCACCTGGCTCATAATGCTGGTCAAGATAAACTGGCATAATATCTCCTAAACAACTCTATTCCACTCAAGGGCTTTTTCTGTATCCTTCATAAGGGCTTTGAACTCCTCTTCCTCGGCATCAAGGTCATCTACAAAAGAACTCTTGAAGTATCTGTCTCCCATTTCCAATAGCTCAACAATATAAGCAAGACAGTCCATAATATCCTTTCTCCTGCTTCTCGGAAATGATAGCAACTGGGCTTCAAGACCCATACAACAATTCTTGTTATGAAAAATCTGCCCTTTTCTGTAAAAGGACTCAAGTGAGGCAATTCTCTCATCTTTGCCTTCTCCCCTGGCAGCACCTCTTCTAGCCTTGAGTTCAACAAACTCGAAGTACTGACCTCTCCTTATCATCTCATTCTTAAATGGATAAGTGATAAACTCGTTAAGACCTGTGACCTCAACGCCTATAACAGCCGCCTTATACTTGCTAGCAGCAGTCAACGCTTTATCATAAATCTCATCGGGGTGGAACTTCCCAGCAAGCACTTCCCTAACATATATAGCATTACTATGAGTGTCAACAGCCACTACTATAATAGCACTATCAGATGAGTGGATTTGTGCAGACTTAGCTGGCTCAACCAATATAGCGTGCTCGACATACTTCCTCTTGTCAAGCCCTTCAACAACCTCATCATAATACCTAAAGTACTCTTCTTTGAAGATAGCATCAACAGTTGAGATTGGTAGATTCCTGTATTCCCTGAAGAATACATCTGTCAGATGTTGTATTCTTAAACTCTCATACAGCTCCTTAAGCTCTTCATCGGTTATATACTCATTCCAGTTGCTATGAAAATCATCATCACAGATTTCAAGTCTCAAAGCAGTCCAAGTTGGGTCTTCCAACAGATTAGCCAGCAGACTATCCTCGTGAAGATACGTACCAAGAACTATAATCCTCCAGTTCTTATTACCTCTATCAATGCTATTCATTACATCCGCAAAGAACCATTCTTTCTTCTTCCTTCTTTGCTCTGGAGAATCCATATGCTCTGGGTCTTCAAGGTCATCAATGATAACAAGGTCAGGGCGGTAATTTCTAAAAAGCCTTCCACGAACCTGCTGTCCAGCGCCTCTTGGTCTAACTCTCGTAGAAAATGTAGGGTCATCTGCCCACTTTGTGTCCCATTTCTCCTGTGACCAATTCCTACTTTTACAGCTCCCAAATAACTTTAGAACAACTTCATTGGTCTCCAGCTCGAGCTTCAAGTTCTCGCTCTGCTCAATAGCTGCATCAGCTGAGCAAGATATTGGAATAATATATCTATTCTCTCTAAAAAGAATCCCTCTTGCGGGTAATAGAAGATTTACAATGCTGCTCTTACCTACTCCTCTTGGTGCAGCTATAACCGCCTTCATGATACTATCATCATCAATAACCTTAAAAATAGCACCATGAATCTTTTCACTAAAAGGTCTATAGAACCTCTCAGGGAACAGAGTCTTAGCCAATAGCCCGCTTGAGCGGTGACAGGCTGTCAACAATTCTTTTAAATCATCCTTACTTCTAGAGTCCACTGCTTTATTCCATTTAATTAGGAATTATAACAAACTCCACCTTACATTGAGCAACACTTGCCTTAGCAAAAATATAGTCCGTAGTGGGAGGTCTAAATAATGCAAACTCACCTGGATTTATTTGTACGGTATACTGGTTAGAAGGTATAGCAAGTTGAACATAGTTAGTACTATCTCTATTAATCGCAAGAACATAACCAAAAGTAGCCCCCTCAGGAGGGAGCGTTACCGACTCCTGAGATGTACCTATATTCTGAACAAAGTGAGCCCCATAGTTTCCAGCTATATCAACACTCGCACTTGCATTTACCATAATCTGCTGTCCGCCTTTGGTAAACGTAAGAGTACAATTCAAAGATAGTTCATTACTCATTCCATGCTCCTTATCTAACTCGTTCGAGTTACCTCCTTAATCAAAGTTACATTACCTCTTAATAGCTTTACAGTGGCATCAGGGTTATCAGTGG